ATCTTGGGTGTTAGTGCGACCGGTACTGCTGTTGATTTTGCAACGTCCGCTAAACAACTGGGTGATGGGCACAATGTGACTGCGAACGCAGGTGTTGATCTTGATACCAGTAATTTAGCATTAGATTCTACATTGACTGATAAATCTCAAGTTACCAAAATAACTGATGGTGTAAACTTTATGCCAACCATGGACGCTCAGGCAAGAGCAGGTTATGTGAATGTAGCAGATTCTGTATTACCTAACGGAGCGGCAACTTCCGCTAAACAATTAGTGGACAATCATAACGTGACTGCTAACGCTGGGACTAATCTTAATACTAGTGCATTAGCTTTAGATTCTACACTCACTGATAAAACTCAATATACACAACTCACTGATGGGACACATGATGTCGAACTTCATGAGGGCATGATTGGTGTTGTTAATTCTGGGCATCTTATCTCTGAAGAATTTATTACTGGGCATAAAGCCTGGTTAAAAATTGGATATAACCCTGAGATAACTAATGCTGAAGAGACTGTTTGGTCTGCTGGTGGAACGTATGTATTCCCTACAGTAGAAGCAGGGTTGGAAGTTTATAGTGCTGATGCACAAGATACGGGGTCATCAATTAGGTCTGGCGTTGCTACTGGCGGGACCACTACTACATTGGTAGATTCTGCTGCAAACTTTTTGGGCGGAACCGCAGTCTCAATAGGCGATTGTGTACTACTTGATAAGTCTGGGTCAATACCCGAATGGGGTAAAGTTACAACAGTTTTAGCATCAGCACTAGTATGTTCTGGTGGGTTCAGTTCTGGTGGAATTGGTGATGCAAGAGGTTATAATGTTCTTAATAGTGCAGCTTCAACAGGTGTTCAAGCAGTGTTCATTAAATATTTGGACGACAATTTTGTTAGTCATGATGAGATTGTTATTACTAATGGTGGTGTAGTCGCAACAGTTAATACAGATTATTATCGTGTTAACAGTTTTAGGGTAGCATGTGCAGGGACGAACAATAAAGCAGAAGGGGATATTGAACTTAGAAATTTAGCGGATACTCCAGTCTATGCACATATGACTGCAGGGTTCACTATTGCAAGACAAGCAGTTTTTACTGTACCAGAAGACAAAATGTTATACATTAATTCGTTTAATGCTGCATGGTGTAGTCCTAACGATTCTAAAGTACAATCTGCTAGAGTCATTTTGAGGGCTAATGCAGAACCAAGGAATGGGTTTAATATGGGACCAATATTTTTTCCTTATGCAGAAGTCATGGTCACTAATGAAGATGTTAATATTACTAATGAAGTTCCGCTTAAAATTCCTCCCACTACTGATGTGATAATTTCACTTTTATCAACTGATGCTGCAGGAACAGGTCCTGCCACAGTTGTAATGAGCGGATGGACAGTTATTTTTAGAGAAGCATAATATGAAGATGAATGAAATGTTAGAACTAAACTTTGAAGTGTTCATGGACCATTACGAGAAGCAGTCTAGTAATAGGTCTGACCAATATCGTCGGTTACACTACTTAGAAGAGGACGATCAATTTACATTATATTTGAAATCCCCTGATTATTGGGAATATTATACAACCATTTCTATTGACAATATTATAGCGTTCGGTGAGAAGTATGGTGCTGACAGAGAACGTGCAATCAAAGATTTTAAGGTCAATTTCTTGACAGGAGCAATGGGGTTGAAGAAACCTGATGCACCAGAAGTAGTTGAAGAACCAGTTATGGAAGTAGTCGAAGATGAAGTTATCACTAAAGAGGTTGACGCAGGACCAGAGATGGAAGAACAGGCTGACACTTATGAGTCATTCTTAGAGAACAAGTTTGCAGCGTGGGAGTCACAATTATTAAGTTTTATAGATTCTACAATGGCCGATGAATTAGTGAAAGATGTTACTTATGTAGAGAAATCTTTCGGAGACTTCTTGGCACGATTATTCAATGTGGTCAACACCTCAGGGTTCGTTAACGGATTAAGAGCGGTCATCAAGGCTGAACTTAAGACGGGGATTGATGCTGCGGAACAAGAGTTAAAAGTTGATGTCGGGTTTGGTGCAGAGTTTAACCAAGACGTTACAACTTTGGCTGACCGACAAATTGAAGGATTTTACATTGAAGGAAAACGGTGGCAAGGGTTGAAAGGTGTAGCTGATGACGTGCAACAAGACGTGTCTCAAGCAGTACGGGACGCTATCGTCGGGAAACAATCACGGAAAGAGTTGAGAGAAAATATTCAAGATATTATGGGGACCACCAAGACCAGGGCTACAACTATTGCTAGGACTGAGTCTAACAGGTTTCATAATCATGCGAAATTAAAAACGTACGAAGCGAGCGGGTTGGATGGTAAGAAAGTGTGGGATTCATTCTTTGATAATCGAACCTCACAAATTTGCGAAGAACTTAATGGACAAGCTGTTGGTATTAATGAGACGTTCAAGACTGAGAAAGGTCAAGAGTTTATGATTCCTCCGGCTCACCCAAATTGTAGATCTGTGATTCGGTTCGAATTGGATTAAATAATTGTCTTTATAAGACATAATAACGTGGTGATATATATGAAAGAAGAAATTAGAAAAATTTGGATGCCTGTAACCAAATCTGCGGACGGAAATTTTGTAGGAATTTTATCAGACACTTCAATGGACAGAGATGAAGAGTTCATGGATAAAGCATTATTACAAGATTGGGCATCAAACAAGACGTTGAAAGCGTTAGCGAATCATACTAATAAAATGGAGAATTGGGTCGGTGGCTGGGATAACCTCAAAGTTATTGAGAAAGGTAATCATACCGCACTTGTTGCAAGTCCTTGGTTTTTCAGTAAAGAAGCAAACCCATTAGCTGCACAAATTCAAAAACAGGTCGAGGAAGCGTTAGAACGTGGAGAATCTCCTGGAATTTCTATCGGAGCAATACCTAAGCAATATGATACTAAGACTATTGATGGTAAAGATTTTCGAGTATTCACAAAAGCCGAGCTAGTAGAAGCAACGTGGGTTCCTATTCAATCGAATCGTAATGCGACCTTTGGTCATATTGCAAAAAAGTTTGATTATACAGATAAAGTGGAGGAAACAAAAATGGCTGAAGAAGTTATAGTAGAACCAGTAGCCGAAGTTGTAGCAGAAGAAGTTGTTGCAGAGAAAGTTATTGTTGAAGAACCAGTAGCAGAAGTTGTGGCAGAAAAACCTGCAGCAGAAGAAGTTATTGTTGAAGAAGTGAAAGAAGAAGTTGTTGCAGAAGAACCTGTGGCAGAAGTTGACGCTCAAAAGTTAGTAGAAGAGAACAAATCTTTGAAAGCAGAGTTAGAAAAAATAAAAACCGATATTACATTGAAAGCGACTGTTGAAGGACCAGGTGCATCTAAGATTGTAGACGTACAGAAAGGACCATACACTGTTGAGCAGATGTTAAAACAAGGTTTAAAAAATCGAGGAATATAGAAAATGACATTCGGAAATAACGGAATGAGTAATGTTGAAGCATATCAAGCATTTGATAAAAGTTTTGGCGCAATGGGTGTTGGTGAAGAATCAACATATTTTGATCCTTTACGAGCAGTAGATAAAAGAGTAGAAATGGGTGCAATGCTTAGCAAAGCACCAAGTATGAGTTCAACCACTGGTGGAACTTACACAGGATATGGTATGTTACCTCCTTTTGTGGACCCATCTATCGTTGATAGAACAGTACGGGAAACACCACTATTGAGATTATTACCAAGGAAAGCAATCCGTGGACGATCTTACGTTTATAACATTTTAAGCGCAATCGGCGGAGCAGAATTCTTAGGAGAAGATGCACCACTAGCTGAACAAGTTGATACACGAAGCGTGGGTACACTTGCAATGAAATATTTGTATGCAGTTGGTAGAGTAACAGCACCAGCAATGGCTTCTGAAACTATCATCAACCTTATGGCTGAAGATATTAGAGCTAAAACAGCAAGTATGAATTATGCACTTGAGAACGAAATCATCAACGGCGCAGTAGCTACAGATGCTTTAGGTTTTGATGGGTTACGAGCTTTGATCACAACTAATACTACTAACAATGCTACCGCAGCAGTGACTTTAGAATTAGTACGAGCAGAAATCGCAACTTCATTCGAAGCAAACGGTCTTATTGATTTAGCTGTAACAGATGCAACAACCTTTAACGTATTAAAAGGTTTATTGATGGATTTCCAACGGAACAACCTTGCACCTAGTGCAGAGATGACTTTCGGTATTCCAGATGCATTTTACTTTGATGGAGTATTATTCATTAAAGATAGATATATGCCTACAACTGCAACAGCAAGAGAAATTTTGTTCTTAGATACAAGATACATCTTCTTAGCAATCTTACAAGATTATACTTACAAAGAGTTAGCACCAGTTAATGATTCACAGAAATACTTCATTAAGTG